AGTTGAGCGCCATTAAAATTAGAGGCTTGTGTTAAATCTTTTAGCGGTATGCCATGCACTCTGACATACGAATTTTGAGTGGGGTCGCTACTAGGCGCTATACCAACATCAAATTCTATATTTAAAGCATTAGGATTTGTAGTTTGTCCGCGGTAAGAATTTACAGTATTTCCTTGGATTAAAGAAGTATACTTTGCCAACGGCGTACTTTTTGAATTTACCAAAGTAAATATTTCCAAATCGTAATATCTCATGGGTTTATTTCAAACTGTTGAGTTGGCTGTCTAAATACTAAGGTACTTATAAAATAACTTTGTATTAAATTAATATCGTAATCAAGCGGTGAGCCTATTAAAGGTCTACTTAAAACTAACTGCCTATAGTTATCATAAATGTTTAAATAATATCTTTCGCCATGTACATTCCATGTAACGATAGCATTATAAAGTTGACCATCTAACGTAAGCCCAAAAGAAAAGGCTTGCGTTGTCGACGGGGAAAAAATAACGATAGTGGTCATGGATTTTTTATTGGGTTAGGTATTGACCCGCCAATACTGGTTTGATTAGTTATAGAATTGGTTACTGAAACCGCATTACCTAGCGTATTGCCAACGCCCGATGTGGCAGTAGAAGTAGGTAGCCCGCTATTTAATTTTGACATTAAAGTATTTAATACTTCTTGCGTTTGGTTTAAAGTAATTAACGGTTGCACAAAATCAAATTGATAAGCATTTTGAACTTGTTTGGTGTCTGAAGTAGATACGTCAATCATGGTTGTCATAATACAATTTGTATACATATACGCAGGCGTGGCTATGATATACGTCCCCCCTGATTGATTATGACTATCTAAAACATCTTTTAACGCCGTAAAAGTGGCTAATTTTGAAGTGTAAGCGCCCGACCCTTTAGCAGGACATAGCATCAGCATAGAAATCTTTTTAGGTCTAGCAATGATAGCGTTCGCCGCGACGCTTTGATTTGCAAAAGGGTAGTCGCCTACTTCATTATCAATTAAAGTAGACCCCGAAACGGGTTTAAAATGCGCAAAAAAATTATCTAAATTTAAAGGGTTTTTACCGTTTAAAAGACTTAAAGTAAAGTTTGCTACTTCCGTAATCGCCACAATAGGTAAATAATTCCCTGACACTTTAGCAATACCGCCCGTCAAAATAATAGGCGATATTTCATAAGCAAGTTTAAATAAGTTCTGTTGTAAGTTGTTCATTGTAAAACGCTCGATGTGACATTTAAAGAAGCACCTGACGCATTAGTTACTTTAATTTCATTTGCGCTTCTAATAAAGTTTAATACTGACGAACCTTCGGTCAACTGTCTGTGTCCTGCGGGCGCTTGTTCGCCATGTCCTATAACTTGACTAATACTAGGATTGCGCGCCATAATTTCTTTGACTAATTTAGCGCCCACTATTTTTTGTATGTCCGTAATATCGGCATCGTTTTTACCTACAAATTCGACACCAATAGAGTTGGCATTACTAATACCTTTGTTAGGCGTTACATGGTGCGTAATTGCGTTTTCAGGTGCAAGTTGAGTGATGTTACCGTTTCGGTCAACAATGTACTGTGTACCCGTACCGCGTTCTTTAAACGCGCCCATAGCACCTTCAACACTTCTACCGCCAGTATGATGTAAAACAATATTTTCAGCATTTTTCATTTGACCGTAAGTATTAATTTTCCCAAATACTTGTTCTTGCGTAACCGTTTTAGGTCTTGAACCCATTTTTTCGCGCATATAATTGTCAATTAAATCCCCGCCACCCGACCAAAAATCTTTTTTAGATGGTACGTTAAAAGGTATTTGTGGTTTATTAACGTCAGGTCTTACTATGTCCGCGAAGGCTTTTCCTGTCGCTTTTCTACCTAACGGGTCGTCAAAAAAATCGTTAATTTTTTTTAGCGCAACAGCAAATCGTTGTGCTTGCACCCATGCTTCAGATAGAAATTCGCTAAATTTTTTAAACCCATCTTCTAATTCTTTTTTACTGATAGATTGCACAAACCGTATAATCGAGTCCGTAAATTCTATTAAATCGGGTGCAAATTTTACAATTACATCAATCAATTTATTTTGTATAGTGTTAGTTAAATCAATAAATTTTTGGTTTAAATCTTGAGCAATTTTTAAGTCATCGTCACCAATTTTATAATCTTGTGCTTTTTGTACAAAATCGGCGCGTGCTTTTAAACGCTCTGACTCAGGTAGACGAGCCATTTGAGCAATGTTTTCAAAAGTAAGCCCTGAAGAAGATAACCCTGCCGCTTCTAAATTTGCAGTAGCATTACGCGGGTCACGTTGAAAAATATGAACAAATTTATCAATTAATTGCGGTAAAATTTCGGTAGGGTTTCGATTTTCATAATCAAGCCCTGTTAGTATTCGACGGTCATCGGGGTTAGTTTGCGCATTTTGAATAGCCGAAAGTGGGCTATCTACATCAAAGTATCTGCCATACACGAAACGTGACGCTCTTAATTGACCCCCCGACGTGCCTAATTCTAATGACCTACGTCGCGTATCGCTTGCAGTTTGCGTAAGCCCTTTAGCCCCAAAAAACCCTGCTGTAGCCACTCCTAGCCCAACCCCTGTCAACATACGCATAAAACGTAACGCCGTACTTACAAAAGTACCTATAGCCCTAAAGAGAAGAATAAAACCGCTACCCATAGCGCCACCTAGCCCACCACCACCGCTTCCACCACCACCACCAATAAATCGCCCAACGCGTCCTATCCCCCCGCCCGCATACATTGCAATACGACGCATATAGTCAAGTGTTTTCCCTAATTGAACATTACGGCGCACACCATTTGCTAAGGCTTTCATATCGTAAGCGATATATTTACCCATACCCACAAGCACTTGTTTGTGGATATTAATTTGGTGCTTAATAAGATTGTTACGTTTTTGATTGTTAACCAACGATTTTACGTCGTTGGCTACATATTTAGCCATGCCCGCAAAAACTTGTTTATATAAATTGGCTTGGTATTTAATCTGTGTGTTTAACTGCGACGCTGAACGCGACGCAGTTTTCCACGCTTTGTTAGAAGATTCGACGGCTTTCTTGTACTTTTCAGCGTTAGTAAGAAGCGTTTTAAATTGCGAGTCATTAACGTCAACATTAATAATTGCATTTGCCATTTAAAAAGTCCTTTTAAGTGCGTTTAAAATATACCGTTGCCTAAATTCCAATGCGCACGATTTATAGTCTACATCAACGTCCTCAAACAACTTAGCAAAACCGTCGCTCATTGCATAGTCTAGGACGGAACTGATAAGGTGGTCGCCGTCGCGCCAGTATTCTCTACCTCTGTCGATGTCGGTAATGAAGTTAGATATTCCGTACAGGTTAATGATGTGACTGACGACCCCCAAAGACCATTCGCCGCGTTCATCATCTCCTCTATCTGATTTCGTTTGTTGACCGAATGTACGCAGGTAAAAAAAATTAATTCCCCCTGAATGTCAAAAATATCATCTTCGCTCAACATTTTTTTATCTAAAAGATGCTGTAAAGGTAATGAAGTCCAACCATTATCGCCAAGCATCACGACGTTTGTTAAACGGTTAATTTCGTTTAGCAAACCTTTTTGTACTTTTTCCCATTGCCCTATTTCTTGCGCAACTTGACGCAACATTAAACTGGCAATACGCGACCCCGTAATAGCGCCTAAACCTTCAGAAAAAATAGCGGTAAAGGTTTTAGAGATAACCAAAAAATATTCTTCAAACACCACTCGTGAAATTGGTGTTGAATGAACATACATTCGGTTATCTTCGTCACCGATAGGTACAACAAGATTTAAGTTTTTTGCAATCTTCACTTTGCGTCCTTAGTTAAAATTAAATAGCCGACCAAAGGCTACTGTTTACATAATAAATTCCTGACAATGTTACCTGAAACAACGCTGTTGAACCGTCAAAGGCTAAATCAGACACGCCTTTTAGGATACAGTTATTCAATTGATAATCGCCAAGCGTTGAAGCGTCGGTAATGATGCGCACGTCGCCCACGTTGGTGTTAGTTTCAAATTGCGTTTTGTAGACGTTAGCCAACGACTGCGACTTCAGCATATGAATCACCACGTTCGCCATTTGGTACGGCTCAGGGCTTGTCACACCACCTGTTAAAGTAGGTAACAAAATACCTGCGTCGCCCTCAAAAGCAATACTAATGGCTTCGCGCGCAAGATACGCGGCGGTGATGTTTAATGTTTGATTGTTTGTATAAACAACCGACCCCCGTAGTCGGTTAATCGTTCCCTGTGGGACAAGAGGATTAGGCATGATGACTCTCCTTTAAAGAATTAATAAGTGCTTTTGCTTGTTTTTTAGATTGCAAATACTTTAAACGACTCTCGCGCATTTTGGCTTTTGTTTCTGCCGAATGCGTTTTTCCGTAAAAAGGATTCCCCTCTTGTGTAAATTTTTCTGTTAAAACAGGTCTTTTTTTGCCTGTCATTGATTTACTAATTTTCTTCTTATGTTCTTCTGACCGTTTAACGCCTTTATGTAAAGCAATTAATTTTTGCATATGTTTTTCATTATGACCCCCATCACCGCCTATAGTCATATTGTAGCCGTTAGGCGTCAATGTTTTTTCTTGCGCAATTAAATTAATTTCTAACAACTTTAAATTTTCTAACGATTTTGCCGATGCAAGTTCTTCAATAGTAAAATTATCAACCCCATATTTATTTATTGCTGAATACAAAGCGGTGTTTCTTACTTTGGAATTTACTAAATGTCTTAACCACCTTTTTTCCAAAGAAAGGGTGGTTAAGCCTATATAGCGCTTGCCTGTAACTAAATTGGTAATTTGATAACAAATCATTATTATGCTTGAATGAAGTCGGTTACATTGACATTAAAGATAATTTCAATGAAACCACGATTAGGTGTGTAGGTTACTGACAGACCCGCATACTTACCGATAGGGTAGTCACTTGGGTTATCTTTAACATACGTCACAAACGGTACGGCTTGAACAGTTGCGGGCGCTAAAACCAAACCGTAACTAATGCCTGAGTTCATAGTACCTTGTGCTACAGTTTGTAGTCGATTGATACCATCTTGGTTATAGTACAAAGGATTTATAGGATTATTAGAACCATTAATAATAGCGTTAGACAAATCAAGATTAATGTTAATTTGAACCCAATCAACACTATACCAATATGTATAATCTCTACCATCAGCCGTTGTTCCCCACAAAACGATTGTATTTGAAATGCCACCTTCTGCACCCGTACCAATGTAGTTTACATCATTAGTTTTTAAAGTTTGTTGCTTTGCTTTAGTTAAAACTGGTGCTGTTACTCCCACGACATAACTAAATGCCATTGGGGTTACTTTGTTGGTATTGCTTGGGTTGTAATTCATTGCCACCCAAAACATTGAACAGATAGCAAACTCTGTTGCAGGTGTTACTGTTGGGTCGTAATACATTAAAATGACTGACTTAATACCTGACCAAATTGAATATTGCGTATTTGTTACTGATACCCAAAAATACACAAGCCCTGTAGTAGAAGAATGATTTCTTGCTAAAGTAACTGCTGTTGTTTCTGTTGCCCAAGTATAAGGTAAAACATAGCCATAAAATTGAATTGCAGGGTCGTTAATGTATGTGCTTAGTGCCACAACACCTTCAGCAGGTGTTCCATCTCCTAGTTCAAGAACGTATACAGCATTTTGTGACCCTTGAGCAAAGTAAGTTGTTACCATTGCAATTAATTCTTGCGTATCTTCTTCTGTGTATACGCCAAAAACTGTTGCTACACCAAAGTTAGCGACTGTGTACTGGAATGTATTTGTACCTGTTGAGGTAATTAACCAAGTGCCGTTGTAACCAGTAGGAGTCATTCCTGAAACAATTCCTAAAATAGAATCTCCAATAATGATGCCATGAGGTGCATTTAACGTAACAGTTGCTTTACCTGCTGACCATACCAAATTGGTAATTGCAATTGCATTTCCCAATATCGCAGTTAAATCCGATGCTTGATACAAA